CAGGTGGTATAAGAGTACAGCACTATTATCCTGTTGGACCAGCTGTACAAGCAAAAGGTTTTGGTTGGTCTCTTGGAACTTTTGGTGGTGAAGTTGCAGGTGAACCCACAACAACTATTACTGGTGCTATTAACTCTTCAACAACAACCGGTATTATATTAGCAGATGTATCACAATTTCCAGATACAGGAACAAACTTTATAAAAATAGGAACAGAAGAAATATCTTACACAGGTATAAGCACATCTAATGAATTAACAGGTGTCACAAGAGAAGTTAGAGGAACAGACGCTGCATCACATGGTGCAGGAGATGCAGTTACAAGCACGACAAATTTTGTGGCATGGGGTGAGGCAGCATCAGGTGACTTAGTATTAGAACCTGGTATGTGGTCTTTAGATAATTTTGGTGATAAAGCTATATGTCTTATTCACGATAGCGCAGTATTTGAATGGAACTCTGCAGCAGCAGGTGCAGAAAACACAAGAGCCACAATTATATCTGGTGCACCGACCGCATCAAGACACATGCTAGTATCAACACCGGATAGACACTTAGTATTCTTTGGAACAGAGACAACAATCGGAGATACATCTACACAAGATGATATGTTTATTAGATTTTCAGACCAAGAAGATATTAACACATACACACCTACCGCAACTAATACAGCTGGTACACAAAGACTAGCTGACGGATCACAGATCAGAGGAGCTATTAGAGGTAGAGATTCAATTCTTGTTTGGACCGACACAGCTTTATTTACAATGCGTTTTGTTGGTCAACCATTTACGTTTGCGTTTGCACAGGTTGGAACACACTGTG